TTCCTACCCACTCACATACCAGTTTACCTCCTTCAACAAATTGTGTAACCTCACCTTCTGCATCTGTTCTTGTAACTTCAATTGGCATTTTATATACATATATGGATGCTAATGAGTCAGATGTAGTAGTGTCTCCGGTTTCTACCGGGTCAATAGATGCAAGGTAAGTTAGCCAGGGTATAGAACCATCCATGTTCTTTACCGGCCTTTCATGAATAACTACTACTCCTGTCTTGTCAGTGGCATTTCTATCCGTAGGATAAGCCATTGGTTTTTTGTTTGAATTGACCAGGATAACCTGATCTTTCTCATTTCGATCCAGTTCAAAGTACTCAAGGTTATAATTATTGTCCTCAATTCTTCTTACCTGAGCAGCAGTATGTTTTATTGGAAACGGAGATACCTTACGGATTGCAAATGCTTCAGCTATATTTCTTGGGCCCTGAGAGATAAGTAGTTGATAATCATCAGCTTTTAAGAGCCTTCGTTGATTTTCATAATACTTATCCAAATAGTCAAGTGCTTCCTGTACCATAGAGTTACCATACTGATCTATGTACGGTGGCATACCCCACTGTTCTGGAATAAACAGGCCGGTATATCCTTCAGTCCCTTTATCATCTATAAGGTTAGACCAGATCTTGTACATACCATAACCCTCAGGATTCATTACAAACTCCTTCAAAGGTTCACATTGATCAAGATCACCAACTGAGCCGGCAATAACAAAGTGACCTGTAATAATACCACCCTCCTTCATTGCATTTCTCATGTAACCATAAGTAATGTGGGCAGTTGGAGCAATACCTCCTTCCTCGTAAAACACTTCATCAACGGCACCACCTACACCGGCAACAGGATCCTTATCCAAAGTAATACCGGTAATAGTTGCCTTGGTACCAATATCAATCTTACGACCATCGGGTGTTTTGGTTTCAAGCTTTTGTTGCCAGTTAAATTCTTTGTCCGGCTGATTATGCCTTACCCAGGCTGTCTCAGCATTTGTAAAGTTGTGGTACTCTTCCAAGAACTTCCAAGAACCTGTAGAGTTGATATACTTTTTATCTGAAGCAAGAATCTTTGATACGAAACCATCTTCAAAAATATACCTATTATATATCTTGGCTATATGAAAATAAGAAGATGCAATCTGCCTTTTCTTCAAGACAGAACTATTTTCTCCATGTAGTTCGGCCAGGTATTCATACAGAGCCATGTGATACTGTACATCCCTTACATCAGGAAAGTGAAAACCTTTTGGTGGAGCTTTTCTATAGATCCTTAGGAAGTTAATCCAGTGATAATAAAAACGAGGTAGGTACCAGACATCACCTTTGCCATTTTTAAAGATAACACCCATTCGACACTTTTCCTTTTCAGTATCCCAATAGTCACGATAGTCCCGGCTACCTTCTGGTGCCTCACAGAACATCTTCTTTTTCTCAAACCTCCTGGCATGTTCATTGAACATTGAAGATGTCTCATCAAAATTGTACTGGCCCGGTTCTTTAAACAGTTGTTTAACAAAGTTCCTGAACTCATCCTCAGTAGCAAACAGGGTATATGTCCAGGTACCGGCATCCCATGTAGGAATTTTTTTGTATATAGTTTGTTGTATCATTATCACTCTTAATTACCAATAACACCCGTTATCTGTTTTATCTGTATTCCAGTCTTTTGGTTTTTTATCTATAGGACGTATCCAGTAGTCATTATACATTTTAGTGACCTCCTCTCTTACATCCCATCTTGCTCCTTTTATTCCAAACAATAATTGCAATTCTCCACCTACATAAATAGCAGATCTACCTGATTTCTTAATTTCATTAAGAAGAGGTATACCATAAAAAGCATTACATATAAGAGCAATATCAAAGTCTATACTAAGAACATCCTTTTTCATTTTTTCATAGTTCTCTAGCCAAGATTTACCATTTCCGGATCCTGTCCAAATAGGTTTGTAAGTAATTAACTGCATCTCAGGTATCTTACCTAAATGTTCTCCATCCCATATACTCTCTTTTCTACTATACTGATAGTTAACACTATCCTCAAAGATATGAACAATAAGTACCTTTTTACCTACAAGATACTTACTCCAAAAATCAGTATTTAAATGCGGAAATAAAACTTCACTACATAATTTAGAACTGGTTGGAGAATATGTACTATATACATTATCATGTTCTACAGGTAAATAATTAGACCACCTTACATGTATATCTGCAGTTTTTAAACTAGTAGTATATGCATCTAAAAATGCAGGTAAAGAATAAGCATCTAATCCATTTTCAACAAATATTTGTTCTAATGTCTTAGGTTCTATTGCCATATTTTCAGTATACATCCAGTCACACATGCCTCCTCGAATATACCAGTCAATCCATCTGATAGTAACAAGATCCATTCTACAAACAGTAAATGGTACATTACTTTGAATGTACTTCTTAATAACTTCATTATCTGCTTGAATGTCTATTTTGTAATTATCTATCCAATCGTCCAATAGCCACTGGTAAACATTATCTGCATTCCCCCTATATAAAACTGCCCAATTGCCTCCGTTACCACTATGAGTAATAAGATGATTACATTTAGAAAGACATATTGTAGCCGCCATAAAAGTACTTCCATGTTCTGTTTTTTTGTTTGCAGGTAACTCATAAAATATACAAGAAGACTTCTTTTTCATATGTGGGGTTTCTTCAAACCAGATGCATTTACCTGGAAAAGCAGCAGTAAATGCCTCTAAAAACTCTGTCTCATCTGGTTGTACAAGAAACTTTATCTCTGGATTCTTATCTAATACTTGTTTTGCTTTAAGTATAAACTGATCATAAGGGGCTATAGATGTCTCTGTTTCTTTATCATTACCTCTATAAAATACTCCACATAAATTGTTATAATCTAGTTTATACTTATTAGTAAAAAAATCTATCCAGCCTTGTACTACTTCAGAAGGAGAAAAGTACTTCTGAATAAAAGGCTTCAATAAATAAAAATGTATAGATTTATATGCAGAGAATTGCATCTCTCTAGTATCTGTAGAAAAAGATATAGGTAAAACTATTGTTACAGGTATATCATTATAGTCTTTAAAATAAACAGGTATTAGATTTTCACTTGCAACATTCTTATAATATAAAAATTGTTCCGAACTATCTACTACATCAGGCAATTGCCCATGTGTATTAGTATAATTTACAATATCTATTAATCTTAGTGAGCAACAACTAAAAAATCCTGCATTATGAGTTGTAACCAGTTTAGTCATATGTATTATTTATTAGATATATATTTGTAATAATAAAGAGTTTGATTTATCTTGTATTCGTTTTTTAATACTTTGGCATTGCATATTTGCATGGCCCAATCAGTATCTTCACCAAATGACTTTTCTGGAAACTTGTATTGTTTAGCAATATCTGCACGAATAACATTTAAGTGATTTGGTGGTCTATACAATACATTAAGTTTTTCAAAGTAGTTATTATATTCTATAGAATGAATAAATTTCTTAGGATTTTTATTGTTAGTAGTAATTATACCTATTAGACTACAACAATCATAGTCACCTTCTATTCCAGGCCAGATAAGGTTAATGTAATTGTCTGCAATTACATCATCATCATCAATATAACAAACATACTTACCTTTTGCAATATCTAATAGCCTATTCCTTTTTGTCCCTATAGTACCAGTTCCATTATCCAATAGTATCTCTATAGATCTATTATGTAATTGCTTATTAAGTTGTCTTAATAGTGCATTACAAAATTGCTCCCTTTTGTCTAAGGTAGGTATTAATATCGATAGTAACTTAATATCTTCTATCATACATTTACACCTTTTTGTTTTAACCAGTTAATATGATCATTACTACAACTTAACTTACCTGCTACTTGTTCCGGAGAGAGTCCAAAGTTACTCTTTACATGTTTTATATACAAATTTTCTCCTTGTTTCCAGGTACTATCATTAGCAATATTTACTTCATCTTTCTTTGCTTTACCTGTACTATAATGATCATGAGGAAATAGTATAGGTAGTTTTACGACTCTTCCTACAAGATCCGCTACATGTGTAAGTTCTGTATCACCCCACATGTGTTTGTACTCCGGATATACTACATAAGCAAATCGGTTGTAGTACTTCCTATCCATCATAGGTAATGTCATTATCCAAGGCTGAATACCATCATTGGTCTTTACAATATAATCTTCTTTATCTTGCAAAGCTGTCAATAATTGTTCATCCCAGTGTACAGGACAACTAAAATCATCTCCTATACATACAAACAGATTACCGGTACATTTCTCTGCAGCATGATTCAGTTGTATTACCCACCCGTTATTAGGATGTGTAATTATTACTACATCAAGGTCTTTAAATGTTTGTTTATACTTTTCTAACTGAGGATCATTATCAGAAAGAGAAAGAATATATTCTACATTTTCTTTATTCTTTATAGTAGAAGTCCACCTTTGATAACATTCAAAAGCAAGTTGAGGTCGTTTATAACTAGGATGAAGTACTGATATTGGTTTCATTTTATTATATTAGTTTTTTATATGAACTAAATCTTTTATCTGCATTATCGCAATCCCATTAATCGTTGTTTATACTCAGATACTTTAAGTTCTGCATGTTCAATATAATATTTCTCTTCATCTGAAAGATTTTTAGGATCATTATACCAAGGCATATGATCACAAGTAAAATCACCGGCTATCCTAAGTGCTCTGTACGTAAAAGGTTTTCCGTTTCTTAAAAGACAAAAAGTAGTGTCTACATCTGAAAGGTACAGCTCATGTTCCATAGATGGTATTTTGGTTTGCCACCATTGCTGTTCAAATGCACCTGCCCTTGATGATTCAGGGTAGTTGGGAAGATTACTGATGTTAATTGCCAGGCCTACTTTATCCATCTTATAATCCTTGCACACCTTTATCATAGTTTCTATGAAATTAGGAGGAGTATTTGGGTTAAGACTGATATCACTATCTGAATAAACAATGAACGGATACTCTTTAAAGCGTTGAAGAATATCACTATTCCATAAAACCTTATGTCCGATGTTTTGTTTCATGTAAATGATTTCTGCATCCTTTTGCTCTTTGTACCATTCAAGAAGTGGTTCGTAAGTGCTTACTGCATCAATAATGTAAAGGTTCTTGTAACCCCTTTCTACTAATTGATTTATCAGGTTACGTGTAGTAGTTAACCTGTTCCTGTTACAAAGTATTATTGGTATGTTGCTCATAACTATTCGGCTCCTTCCTCTTTAGTGTTTTTATAAGTTGGTTGCTGATCGTAACTAATTTTTGCTTTACCTCTGGCTACAGCTTGCTCCTCTTTAAGGATAGCTTCCCATTTCTTGTAACTGGCCCAATAATCAGGCAGTTCTTTCATAAGCCCTCTGATGTCTGCAGCATTGCCATTCTTGCCCCCTGTAATCTCTTCTTCTGCAAGATATGTTGCAACCTTATCCAACATCTTCTTGGCTCCTTTAAACGATCTCAATACAGGAGTATCATAAAGCAGTTTGCATTTATCAAGTGCTGCTAACAGAATAGGATCCTCAAGAGAAAAGTCTGGCTTTACGTCCTGTAGTATTACTTCCTCCCGGCTATCTTCCGGTAGGTTTACATAAGGACTGATTGAAGCATCCATACAGGTTGTGGCAAAGATGTAGTGGTACATCTTCATGTAGTTACTAGGGTAGCACTCTTTTATCTTTTGCAACTCGGGAATAATGTAACAAGCCGTAGAGGGTATTACCTTTCCGTTGTTGTAATCAAATAAGCTGATCATAAGTATCTCTTTAGTATTTTTTCCATTCTCTGTGCACAACGTAGTTCACAAGCTGCTCTGTGCCAGAGTTCATCATCTTCATCCTTGACTAAACCTTTACTGTATGAACGGGAATACAATAATACATTCCGCATATTGTAATGGTAGTTGATCTTTTGTTGGATAATATATTGTTTCAATCTTTTCATTTTAACATGTTGCACCCGGGTAATATTCCCTTTCAGGTGCTTTATTTTCATGCACCGGTTGAAGTTTTTGCAAAAGCTCTACAAGCATCTTTTTTACGTCTTCTTCCTCGTATAGTTTTTTACCGTTAAGTAGATACGGCACTTGGTTTTGTAAGATCTCTTCTATCATTTTATTAATGAGATAAGCAATTGTTTACGTACTTCATTCCACTTTTGAATATTGTAGTCTTCCCAAACTTTTTCAGCAAGACTTTCTCCCATATCCTTTACTGCTCCGGGATTTTTAATAGACCATTTAATAGGCTCTATCCAATCATTCTTTTCTACCCATATTATACCTGGATAGTTTTTCATCTCAGGGTAATAAGGCTCTACCTTGCTACAGATCACCGGCAGATGTTTTGCAGATGATTCAAGGATCTTCAGGTTACTCTTATAACTATTCCAGGGATGATCTGTAAGAGGAATTAAAGAAACATCGGCCATGTCAAAGTAGTTAATGTAGGTATCTAACTCATCCGAAGGTAATATCCTGTAGCTATTGGTAGCAGCAAATATGGATGCCATTTTATCCCACTCACCAAAGATCTGCTTTTTAAGAACAACACCTTGTG